GCTACTTTAATAGCATTAGTTTGCATTAACTTTTTAACCCAAGATAAAACACGTCTTCTATCCCAATTAAAACCATTCTCATGACGAATAGGATAGTAACCCTTCCAACCATCCACGGCTACCGCTACGCCAATAATATGCCCTGTTTTAGTTGTCCATCCTGGTCCAGTCGTTTTTAATTGTGGATCATATGTTTCTAAATCAAAAGCAATAACTTTTGCATCAGTAATATCAGGTAATTCATGAGGTGGTACCCACTCAGATTTTGTAAAGCCAAAATTATTCTGCATCTTTACCCTCCTCACGTTCTGCTATTTCACCTGCAATTGCACCATATGCTGCTAGATCTACGTAACTATCTGATTTACGACTATGCATGAGACGCGCTACTTTAACTAGAGCCATACAAATTGCTACATCATGAGCTGATATTTTTTTATTTAAAAAAGCAGACCATAAGTTAGCAATGTTTTGATGATTGGTAACCCGATCTCCGTAATCCGTGTTTCGTGCTCCGCCGATCAATTCAATGGCTTTGTTAAGTATTTTTTTATAAATCATCATGCATCCTTTCATCACCGTACATTCGGTAACCTTGTTGTTTTTGAGCCTCAACAATATACAAATTGTTTTTTGCTCTGGTGACAGCAACGTAAAAAACACGGTGCTCATCATCAGGATTTTTTAAATAAGATCTATAAACAATCTTTCCTAAATCTAATAACACAATAACATTTTCACATTCTCCGCCTTTAGCTTGATGAATTGTAGAAACACGAATTCGTGGTTCTGTTGTTATGTCTTCACCTATTTTCTCAAGCCGCCGTAAATAAGTAATTTCAAAAGGTGTTAATGAACTGAGTACGTCCCACCACTCTCCATCGACAAGTAAACCATGATGATCTTTTAGTTGCTGTAATGAAAATAATTGTTTATCATTCTCCACTTTCATTGTTTTGTGACCATGTTTAATTCCAACTTTAGTTTTTATTTTATTATACAAAGTTTTAACCTCTGTTAAGGTAACCGTGTTACCAGACTTTAATTTTTTCCATACCTCGATAGCACCCAAAACAGTCGTAGACACTGGTCTATGCTCCCCTCGTCCATACCAATAACCTTGTTCTAAAAGTATTTCTTCTATCATTTCATTTCTAATTTTTTTTGTTCTGCCAAGGATCAACCAGTTACCAGAAGATAAATCAATGTGGCGTAAATGTGGTATACGATATATTTTACCCTCATCTTCTTTTGGTTGCCAAACTTTCGGACGCCTGTTTCGTATTTTAGTTATAATATTATTAGCTAATCGAAACACTCTTCGCGGACAACGATACGATTTGTCTAAAACTTTTACTGTACCTTGTAGAGATATAAACTTATCTACATCAGCACCTGACCAACGAAAGATAGCTTGATCATCATCACCTGCAATATAAACCTCTTTACTGTTACTAATTAATTTATCTACCATATTATATTGAATGCGAGGCATGTCCTGAGCTTCGTCAATAAAGAGCACATCAAACTGTGTCGAAACTGTGTCAGTTGTGTAATCAACAATCATATCGGTATAATCATAAAGCTCATTAATTTTTTTATATTCATTAATAACTCTGTTTAAATAATCTAGCTTAACCATATTAATAGGATCAGGATAAAGCCTAACCTCTTCTGCAAGACTAATATCTTTTAAACGTGCTTTGTTGATTAGGTTTATAAATTGATGATTAGAATTTGTATAAACAGAATCATCATTATCATTAAAGACTAAATTAAAACCAACTTTGGAGGATAATTCTTTCCAATGTTTTTGTTTCATTAAGTTATCTTCCTTAACAGCTAAGTGTCTAAAAGCAAAACTATGTAACGTTCTAAAGTGTGTTAAATCATCTCTACTAGCTTGAAACTTATGCCTTGCTCTATCTTTAGCTTCATATGCTGCTTTCTTAGAAAAAGAAAAGAAACCAATTCTTTCCCAAGGAACACCCTGTTCTTTTTTATGCTGACATATATTCAACAGCTCTGTTGTCTTACCTGTACCAGGAGGTCCTACAATTATATTAATCATTAAAATGTCATAGCCTCATCTTCAGTTCCACCTAAAATATCTTTATCAGTTTTTTCTTCTGTTTTTAAATCAGGCATCTTTTCCATTTTTTTTGGTTGCGTATAAGCAGGTATTTTCCATGCACGTGTTTGTATTCCTTTAGGATACACCCTTACATCTTCACCTTCTAAATCTTTTATTCGTTGTACTAACCAAGATCTATTCTCTTTAAAGTTTTTTGTGTTCTCTAACCACTTTGATAGATCTCGTAAACGAAAGTACGTCGCATTCTCTTCAACATTAGTGTAAGGCTTTTCCATATCTAATTCATCAATATCAAAAGACTCACCTCTTGCGGTACAAAACTCAAATAAATAATCTTTAAACTCACCAACCTTAGATACATCTTCAGGCATATTAATTGTGGTGATAGTTTCAAATAATCCAGACTGTATCTCTTCCCAGTCAGCTTGTTTCATCATAGGTATGTAACGTAATAATTTTCTTTTAACTAATTTACGTAAGCGATGATGGTATTCTATTTCATCTTGTACTTGTGTTTCTACTGGATGAGAGTCTATATCAAGATACCAAATACGTGGTTCGCGATCCGTGACACGTAAGTTTGCATATACAGGATGATCTTGACCTGATGTACCTACACCAAATTTTCTCAATTTACATTTTGCTTTTTGACAAACACTTGCGATAGGTTGATCCGTACATTTATACATGTATTTCATTGTGCCATCTGCCTTGTCAGCGCCTACTTGTTTCATGATAATCGCTACCTCATTTGTATTCAAAGGTGGATCCATGTATTCGCGGTTATATTTTTCTAATAAATTTTTCCAGTTATCAGGATTAGACTTACGATAAAAAATTCCCACACTAAATAATCCATTATTTCTTGTCCCTTCTGGATAGCCTTGATCCGTTAAAATTTCTAAACATGGAGGACCATCAGCCATGTCATTATCTTCTACCTGTATTAATATTTTACCAATATCATCACAGACATATTTGTCATATAAATCAAAGAATTCTTCTAGTGTAGCACCTTCACCATTATCAAGAAACGCGTACCGTGTGTCGCCGTGATAAGGTAAGTTTAGCCACGATCCAGTGTCTTGCTCATCAGAGAGTTTGATTTGTTTAGGAAATACCTCCGCTTTTGCATAGCCAAGATGCGCGCGTATTTCTTTTAACTTTTCATCAAAGAGAAAAGCAGGTTGTGGATTTTTGGAAAATAAAAAAAGATGAGCGCCAAAAGATTTGGAAGCACACATCACTAATGGTAGTTTGTATTTTCGTATTTGTGATAATATTTTTTTATGATCCAAAGGGTACTCGTCAATATCAATACAGCCCCACGTACAAGTTGCATCGTCTCGAATGGGAACAATACCTAAAGCACGATCTTTTCCTTCAAGATGATCTTGAAACATTTGTAAAGTAGGTTCTTCATGCACTGTACGCATGCGCCCATCACGCTTACCGTTTTGTTTTGTTTGGGTATACTCATAGAAACCGTGAGCTCTATCTAACCCATCAAATATATTTTTAAATTTTTCTACTTTCATAAATAATAAAATAACTAGGGGCCTAATTAGGCCCCTAACCTAGATAATTAAGGTGATTACGATCCTAAAACGCCACTATCCGCATTAGGCGTGACGTCTTTTAAACCGCTATCGTCATTATCATTATTTGCCTCTGGAGCAGGATCAATAGATCCTGATGTCACAAGCTCATGAAAATGTTTAGCCTCCTCCACAATATAAGATGGATTAGGTATATCATTAACTGATTTATCCAAGGTGATTTTCCATCCCCACCAATCATTCTTTTTATTTGCTTCTTGTACACCTTCCATTTTGTATACATTTGCAAACATTGGTAATGTTCTTAGTGACCCATCGTTGGCTTTAATTTTCTGATTCATCATCATCGTATTCCAATAACGGGATTTTTTATATTGTGTTTTCTGCATAATAATTTGGCATCGTTCAAACGATCCATCATCATTAATTCGTAAAACAAAATACTCAGCCGTCGTTACAATATAGGTAGGAGAGATCGCTCCATTAATCATGTAATGATCTTCCCCATCCGCGCCACGCGTTAAAGCTGGCATGTCTTCAGGCTTATAAATTTTTACAGGTGCACCAGTCCCTTCACCTAAAGGTGACCACTCTACCCCACGTACTCTAAAGGCACATGGAACTACAGCTATGCTTTTGTAAAATTCTTTTGTAACAGAATTAAAAATATCACCTTGCTCAAGTCCTTCTACAAACTTAGCATTTGATTTTTTAATCTCTGGTGTTTGAGAGCTAGCAATTTTTAAAAATGGTATTGCCATTTCTTGCGCACCAACATTTTCAAAGCCAACACCAATGTGGCCTGAAAAGTCTACAACATTAGTCGATACTTCACTTTTCTTTTTTTTCGTTACATCGTTCATCGTTATTTCCCTTTTTTAATTTTCACTTTATTACCCATATACACATTGAATATGTCTGTAGGTAAATCGGTACCTTTATTTATTTGTTCGCCAACAAAGGCGTTCAAGGTCATAGGCTCGACCTTGCGTTTTTGGTCAGGAGCTAAACCATTTTGTTCTAAGTCTTCAACCAACTTAGACGCCTGATCATTATCTCCTTTACCAAACCTCACTGACACAATGTTTTTAATTAGTTCTCCGTGATTATTTTTTTCTAACCACCCAAAACATTCTGTTTCATTATCTTTAGTGATGCTAGCTTTATAAAAGGGTTTATAACTTATTGCTTCACCACTTGTCAGTTTAATCTCTTTAACTCCGCGTTGCTCCATCATCTGAACAATAGAATCATTCATTTGTTGTAGCTCGGATTTTTTTCTTTTGATGTCGTTTTCTAATGAAAGTATTTCACTTTCAATTTGTAAATATCTGTTAGATGCTTCTGACACATCTTTAACCTCAGATATTTCTACTTTATTTTCTTCAGGTAAAAAATTTGTAAAATCAACTTTCTCTGTCATAGTTATTCCTCTCGTGTAAGTCTATCTGTATGGGGAGATATGTATGCGTTTGGCGATCATATTTTAAAAGATTATATCTGCCACGATTATTTTCTGCAGCAACTGAACAACAAAGACCTATCATTGATGGATCACCAATCAATAATAAATAATCTTTATCATTAAAATCTTTTAATACATTTTTAGCCTTACGTGTCGCTGGCCCAGGTGATAACATAATTTGTTTTCCCTCCTCAAATATAGGAATTAATTTTCCATACACTTGAGCAGTGATTACATTAAATCGAGATACCTCTTGGATAACGTACACATTTCCTTTTTTTTCTGATTCTTTCATCTTTCTTGAGCAGTCTATATTATTTTTATTTTAATTATACAAGAAAAATGTTATCGTTTTTGAATTTTATAATTTAGAAAGTTATGCCGAAATATAAATATAGTTTTAAAACAACGCCTTACGAGCATCAATTAGCTGCTATGGGCGCTATGTTAAATCATTTTTCTAAGCAAAACAAAGAGTTTGCTTTACTCATGGAGATGGGTTGTGGAAAAACGAAAGTATTAATTGATGGATCTTCATTTCTTTATGACAATGGATATATTTTTGGTTTACTTGTTATTTGTCCAAACGGTGTCAAAGGAACGTGGGTCAAAGAAATTGAAACACACATGCCAACACACGTGGATCGTAACGTAGTCGTATGGACAGGACAAAAAACAAAAAAACATGAAGAAGAATTACAAACATTATTTATTACAGAACCTGCGAAGGTGCATTTAAATATTTTGATTATGAATGTTGATGCGTTTACCACGGAACGTGGACGCAAGTTTGCTGATAGATTTCTGATGACCCGTCAAGCATTGATGGCTGTTGATGAAAGCACGATCATTAAAAACTCAACCGCGTTACGTACTAAAGCTATTACTAAGCTTGGTAACTTAGCGCGTTATCGTGTTATCATGACAGGATCCCCTATTACTAAATCTCCTGAAGATCTCTACGCTCAATGTAATTTTTTAAATCATGATCTATTAGGGTTTAGTTCTATTTATACATTCAGAGCGCGTTACTGTCAGATGCAAAGATTATCTTTTGGTGGTCGTTCGTTTAATAAAGTAACAGGATATAAAAACTTAGAAGAATTAAATTATAAGTTACGACAATTTTCTTATCGTGTTTTAAAAAAAGATGCGCTTGATCTTCCTGATCAAGTATGGATGAAAAGAATTGTTCCGATGACAACGGAACAGCTTGATGCGTACATGCAAATGAAACGCACTGCTTTAGTGCAACTCAAGCAAGAAACATTGACAACTACGTCAGTGCTCGCTCAAATGATAAGGCTTCATCAAATAGTGTGTGGTCATATGGCAACAGATGATGGTAAAGTATTATCGTTACCAAATAACCGCGTTAAAGAACTATGTGCTATTCTAGAAGAGCACGGTGATAAAGCGATCATTTGGGCGAATTATCGTCATGACATTCAAGAGATTGAAAAAACATTATTAAAAAAATACGGTCCGCGCTCCGTGGTCACGTATTATGGAGACACACCACAAAATATTAGACAAGAAAATATTAGACGATTTCAGGAGGATCAAGAGACACAATTTTTTATTGGTCAACCAATGACAGGCGGTAGAGGTATTACGTTAACTGCAGCTAGTCTTGCTATCTTTTATTCAAACAATTATGATTTAGAGATCCGTGAGCAAGCAGAGGCGCGTAACCATCGTATTGGTACAGAAGATAAAGTCACTTACATTGATCTTGTTTCAACAGGAACAGTCGATGAAAAAATTATTTATTCACTACGAAATAAAATAAACTTAGCTACGTCGGTGTTAGCTGAGGATATAAGGAAATGGTTAATATGATCCCATGCACCAATTGTAAAGGAAACGGATATGTCAAATTATCATTTGAAGCAGAGACAAACATTGAACAGTGTAAGGTTTGTCACTCACAAGGGGAAATCGATGAAAATAAATACTACCATCAATCGTGGACCGAGGGTGTCAACGACAATGTTAGCATCTATTACGGACCACCACTTGATCCAGAATGCTTCAAAAACTACAAAATTTCGGGAGAGTAAGCCAGTAATACAGTTTAAGGGAGAGCCACCCTTTTAGAGTTCCAAGCGGGCTATTCACAATTTTCCTCCTTATAAAATTAGGTTGCTCGCTTGGAAAAAATTGCCTATAATTCGCTTAAATTTAAAAAAAGGCAAAGGTTATGTTGTTACCTAATAGTCCTGTGAGAAAAATATCCCAGTGTCCACAATGTGGCGAGGTATCTCTTAAATTTTATAACCCTCAATATAATAAAGTTTTAAAAAAAGAAGAGTGGGAACAGGTATTATCGGATGGTCTACAGGCCCTGAGAAAAGTTCTCGGACCTGTAAAAGAAGACCCAAAGTTTTTTATGGATTAATTTCCAAGACGTTCATCTATTATTTTACCAATGATGAACACCATAAATCCAATACCAACTAGGGCTAAAAGAATTAGCCCTAATAAAATATGCGTTATCATGATGACTCCTCAACAATCTTTTCTAATTGCATAGGCCTTGATAGCTTTGTTTTCTTACACATCTGATCAAGCAACTTTCTTGTCTTCGCTGTGATCATTTGATTGTAATGTGTTAATTTTTTCTCTTTCTTTTTCATGTTCATCCTTAAAATTGTAGCACCTGATACATAAATGATCAGGATATCTATTCTTTATTGCTACCATCAACCACTGATGATAGCGTCTATTGCACGATTTACAATCGTGAAACTCATCAAACATCCCCATTATTTTTTTAACTCCCCTTCTCTTTGCCATGTGTCTTCTCCTCTAACTGGTTTGCTATACACGCCAGTTGCAGGATATAATGTTTCAAGATCGTTTGCTTGCCAACCAATAACACCATTGTATTGATTAGCTATGAGATGAAATTTAATTAAATCAATTCTTCTTTTCTTCTTCCTAAAAAAATTAAAAAGTTTTTTCATTGATCCTCCTAAGCTGCTTTATCTGAAAAGATAGATTCAGGATCGCCCCATTGCATCGCAAAATTTACTCTTTTATTTTTAGGTGTTTGATAGTTCATAATATCATCGATACGTTGAAGATATAAACCGACTGTTGAACAGTCATATAATCTATCTCTAACCATGTTAAGTTTATTAATAAAAATTTTATGATTGTAATTACGATCATGAAACACGCGGATCATTGCTTGAATGAAGGCACGTCTTTTATAATTTTTATAATATGGTTCGACGTCCATGATACGTTGAGCCCATTTTTTACCTTGCTCTAACGTTTCAATTTTTAGTGTGCCATCATAAAACTTATCTTTTAATCCTGCACGGCTACGATATCCTTTTGTACGACACAAAAGAAAGATAGTGCTCCAATGATCAAAACCCCATTTCTCATACAATGATTTATAGATTTGATATTCCATATTATTGTATTCAGAATAGCGGTTCATCCATTCCGTAAAGCCCCAGTTTTTTCTATTTTGATTTAAAATAGTAACATCATTAATAGTAGCACCAGGAACTACATAATAATAGTAAGGAAGATTTAGTATCTCACAAGCCATTAAACGATGTTGACCTTCAATGATTTCTAACTTTTCGTTAACACATGAAGGATTTATAATAAGCCCATTCTTTTCCATGCTTTTAACTAAACCGTTAACATGGCGGTCGTTTATGGCCCTATTACCTTTGATAAATTTAAATTTTTTATAATCAAAAGATTTTAATATTTTAGTCATGAAGCCCTCCTATCTCCTTTATTAAACCTGACTAACGTTCCGCCGATACGCCTAACGTTAGCTCTTGCGCAGTCTGATCCGAATTCTTTTTCGCACTTACCTTTACAAAAATACATTGAACCAGCAGTAGTTCTATATGTTTCACCATCCCACACGGTATAATCATAAGTTGAATGAGAATAATCACCATTAATTATTTCTTGATACTCATCCGTCACAAGTATTTGATCATAAATTTTATGCTCACTTGTTTTGTAGCAAATCATATTACCTTTATAAGGTTCTTTTTTATTAACATGTGATCTGGAAAATCTTCTAAAATTACCAGAACAGTTAATACATTTATCTACTATTTTTTTTCCAGCAGCCATTATTGAGCCTCCTTGTTTAGAGTTATTGAGTCCAGAAAATTTACTCTTGATGGTGTTACGTGGTAACTAATGTCTACCCACTGATCTAAAAATGTATGCTGACTAAAACTATACACCCATCCTGCATCAGAAGGGGTGAATGCTACACCGCCACCCTCGAACAGAAACTTATATCTAGGATTGCCATTAAATGAATTATTTAATTTTATAACATCCGTTACTTTTTGATTTTTAATTTTATGTATTTTCATTTCTTTCTCCTGTTGAAAGTGGCTCTTTAT